CGGAAACTACGGTTATATATGCCATTTTAAATCTCCTTTATGTATGGACTCAGAGGTCCTACTATTATTTATGATCTGGAGTAAAAAATCAAGTTTTGGGTTGTTGATCTGGATTGTTTTTGGCACGGTTGGCGCTGGTAAATCCACCTGCTAGACGGTTCACAGCCTTGGAGATACCAGCAGGAGTGGCCATCACCCAGCCTTCTTGACCAGGATGTTGTAGATCTAATTGGCGTAATATGTCCATCTTGATGTCGTGTAGCAGGCCCCAGGCTTCAAATGCCGCGGCCATGCCTTCTAGATTGCTACGTGGGCTTTGTAGGTATTCTACTATGTTGGCAAACTTTCTTGGACTCTGTGTGCTTTCTAGCCAAGGTCCAAATCCAGCAATCAAGTTATCAAAGTCAGTGCCTACTCTGCTATTAATATAGTCAATACACAGCTTAGGTAAGTCGGTGATTTGCAAGGCTCGTAGTTCTGCTGGATTGAATAATCCATCTATGGCCGAGCCTGATGTTTTATATAAGTCTCTTAAGGCCTGGACCAAGTTTCTGTTTGGTCGAACATTTTCTTTGGCATACACAGGTTCCAATAATAACAGTCCCGGAACACGTCGAAAATCAACCGTACCGATTGGTTCTTTTGGTGCACCTGGTTCAGCATATCTTGTGTGCATGGCAATGCCAACTTCACTATTTCCTATACGTTTTCCAACATCACTGGCAATGGGAATACGATAGGTAATAGCATTAGGAGTAAACACAAAATTACCAGCATTTTCTGGAGGACGATCAGTGTATAACAAATCACCTTGTACATAGCCACGGAATGTTTTGGGTAATGCGGCACTTAGTAAAGGCCATAATTTTTCATATATAGGACCAAGATACTCAACACGCCCAGCCGGTTTGCCTTTGGCGGCTGCATCTTGATCGCGCTGTGCTAACAATCCAATTGCCTGGCGCGGACTGGTAAACAGGCCATTGTAGCCTTTGGCACCAAATCCTGACACATCAGTCAGAACAAAAGTTCCATCAGGATCACGACCAAATACCAGGGCTGGTTTGCCATCCCACTTGACTGTGGTAGTGGCACCTGTATTCTCTGCTGTGTTCTTTACTATGTCCATGGCTCGTTTGATGCCTGCGCTACCGTTACGGAACACATAGTCTTCCAAGTGTTCAATGCCCTTGGCACGACCACCTTGTACTTCGGCTTCTACAATGATCTGCATGCCTTGATTCACAATACGATCTCGCAGGCGTGCCAGGAAGTTCACTTCGTTGTATTCTTGATAAGGATTGATCACAGCACTTTCCATGAATGGAATGCCTTCACGTTCCATGTGTGCCCGAAAGTCAGCCAGCTTGGCTTCACGGTTGGGATCAGTGCTTATGGCCTGTAGTATGCTTTCCACACTGGCTAGATCTTGGCGTGTGGCAGTTTTGTTTAGGAGTAATTTGGCAACTCGATCAGGATCATCAGTGATTAGTTTGTTTGTGGCACGATCGGCGATACCAGCTACTTGATTCAGTTTGTAACCCATACTCTTGGCAAGACTGTTCATGAGCACATTACGTTCGCGGCCTTTGAATTGGCTGTCAGCTGGCATGGCTCCTAGCACAAACTTGCTCCAGGGCACATTGTTCATCAACATAAAATCAGTCTGCACGTAACCGCGATCGGGTCTTCCTGTAATGGGTGTTTTAAAATGTACTGCTGTGCCTGACTTCTTGACCCATTCCTGTGGCTTGAAGCCATGGCTGATGGCCCATTGTTCCAGTCTGTGTTGCAGTTGTTCTTTGGAGACCCGGTTGGCATCCACAGCAATATCTAGATCACCCGACGTGTCTTTGATACCGGTGCTGCCCAGTGTGTTGTTTAACAGATCCAAGCCAGGGACCAGTTCTTCTAACCAAGCTAGTGTAGGCTTGACATCAGCCTGATTGATACGCTGTGTGAGCGCACGACCATCAGCGTCTTTGAATACATTGCCACCTTCAAAAATGTTCATTGATTAACCCCAAATCTTGGTTATAAGGGCATTTAAAAAAGCATTGTCGGTCTTGTCTGGGCGAGTACTACCAGCAGCTCTGGCCTGCTGTTTTAAATTATATAAAGTTTCTGGACTGAGATCAACTGCTGTAGTTGAGCTAGTGGTTGATCCAGCTGTCCTATATCCACTTGACACTGGACCACCTACCCCAGATCGTTCTTGTGCTGAAAGAACATGATTGGCTGCTGTGATCAATGAAAAGGCATTGTGTAGAGCTTTTTGCTGAGCTGGAATATTTCCTTGAAGGCTGACTACTTGATTTAATAAGTTTTCTAACTTGAGCTTTACTTCGGGTACATTTTTTTCAACTGTCTCTATATTAGTTGTTCGCAATTGGCTGTTAATCCATTTCCTTATATCCGTGGACAAATCAGGATTGCCGGCTGCTTTTGATAGTTGCCCTGCTATATTAGGAAATACTTGAGCCTCACCGTCTTCTACGGTGACTGGATTTTCTTTTTTCTTTTTGAGTGTAGAGACAGCCGGTGCTTTAAAATTCACCGGTAATTTAGTGGCACTAGACGGGCCAGCACCATAATTGGCAGCAGCTGGAGCAACAGCAACAGGAGCAGCAGTTGCGACACTGGCCGGAGCAACAGCAGTTTTTGGTTGTAAGTTTGGATTATTTGGATCGGCTGTATAGCGAGTACCTTGTGTAGATGCGGAGGATGTGCCTCTCGACCAGGTGCCTAGATTTTTTGCCACCTCAGGCCATTTGGCAACTATAGTGTCTATCCACTGCTTGGCAGCTGGATTTGCTTTTAATTTAGTCAATGCTGAATCTAAGGTAGGAAGTGCTAGATCTCCAGATTTTTGTAGCGCCGCCATTGATTTAGCTGCAGAACTATTATATCGATTTTGAGCGTTTGGTTTTAGCATTTTACTAAACACACTGTCAGGTCCTACTACATCAAATTCGTCTAGTTTGATTTTTTGAGGCTGTGTTAGTTCATGTATTTGCATCGGTACGTCTCACTGTTCTTGTAAACTTGGCAGGATCTCTTAGCTTGATAGCATTGATCAATTTACGCTGTAAATTTTCAGCCTGTTCTACCGTATAACTGCTATCTATTTGTTCAAGCAGGCGTATGGCACTGGCAATGATGTTTGCTGCACGATTTTCGATCACATGACGCTGATCACGCTCAGCGTACAATGTTTCTAATTCTTCGAGAATACTACGGGTTTTCTTTTGCATAGGGCCAGGACCTTTGTATTATTTAGTGGGTTTTTAAACTAATTGGTACTGAATCAACCGGTTTTAATCTGTCCTAGCAACTGTTTTAGTTTGGCACTTTGCACATCAGCATTAATCTTGCTGATTTCACCTGTGGCCTGATCTACAGTTTCTGTTGGCGTGACTCTGCTCTGTGCCTTGATACTTTCGTATATGTTGGGCTTTTTAAAGCCATTGCTGGCAGATTCATCATCACCTGGATCTGTGATACGCATGGTTTCAATATTGTAGTCTAGATCAATCTTCATGCCCACACCTGTACTAGATCTTGACTTCATGCATTGTATTTGATATTTGCCACGTTCTTTCATGGCCCTGCTTGTAAAGATACCAAACACATTGTCCGCAGTATTGATCTTGGATATACCACCCGAAATATGACTGTGATCAAACTCAACTTCTTCTACTGCACTACGATTCAATTGCGATGCTGTCACAAACAACACATTGAGTTCCTTGGCCAAGTTTCGCAGTTCTTCACTTACATACTTGTCTTTGACAAACAGATCATTTGGACTTACCTTGGCACTTACTGGCATCAACAAGTCTAAGTAATCACACATGACAAAGTCCACACGGATTCCAGTCTGTACCTGTACTTCTTTGATATAACTGCGGATATCGTTGATGTTGCTCTGTGCTGGTATGGCCTTGATTCTATACTGTCCGGCTTTCTTGCTGACCAGTTTGACCTTGAGTTCTGTTTGATCAATGTCCTTGCGTATTTCTTTTGTGCTCATCCCAGCCAACATGGCATCAGTTCTTAAAGCACACAGTTCTTCGCTAAGTTCTAGACTGATGTACACACCACTCAATCCTGCCTGTAACCAGCTCAAGGCAATGTTCATCATGACCAGACTCTTGCCCGATCCAGATCCTCCAGCAAAGATGTTCAGTTCACCGCGACTGAATCCACCATACAAGATACGATCCATCTGTGGCCAGCCTGTTGAAACTTGTCCACCTGAATTAAAATACTTGTCTATACGAGCTCTGGGATCAGCCCAGTAGTCTGTGCCCATGTCCTTGGTCAAGCTGATCTGCACTGCATCCTTGATCAGTTTTTCTACCGGATCGTACTCGCCTTTTTCTAATAGGTCTGCACTCTTAAGGATAGCACGTTCCAGTTCCTGGCGTCGAGTAAATGCTTCAAACTCTTCCATGAACCAGTCAAAGTGACCTTCATTCAAGTCTGGCACTGGCGCAAGTTTAATTCCAGTCGTGGCTGAAATTTGCATCCTATCAGGCATGGTCTTGTGTTTGTCTGTGTGTTCTTTAATGAACTCAGCCGCTGGCCTTAAACTTCGGTCAAAGTTTTGTGGATTATAGATGTTTTGAACACGCACATAACTACTGGCGTCTTCTAACATCATCTCTAGGAATAATCGTTGTACATCAAGTCCATAGTCTTTTAACAAAATTTAATCCTTATTGAAAATTGTGTATTTTACAGAGTTAGTTATGAAAAATGCTAACGCATCATTTATATTATCTGGCAAGTGATCTATAGTCCATAGTCTGTTTTGATCAATGGTATTGTGATTTTTTTCGTATATAAACAACACCAACGCAACATCAAAAAAATCTTTAGGGTTTACATGATCAATTATTTGTTGCATATCTTTGTAATCACAATCACTGACAGTATCAAACTGTTGACTGATATAAGTTTGTGCCCAATCTATTTTTAACTGGTCCGGAGAGAATCCATGTATAGATTCAAACAGATCAGTAAGGTATTGTATATTATATAACAAACCAAAATCAATAGTAAGATCATCAGGGAAATCTTGATCTTCTTGTATCATTTGATAGTGATCATCAATGACCATAAATGCTTGATCTACCCGGGTTCTAAAATCAGCACCTGAATAATCCGTAAACTCTAAATTTTGTTTTTTAAAATTTATATTCTTAATCAATCCAAAAATATTAGTTTTTGGATATATTTTTCGTAACCAAACATCTTTTTTTATATCGCGCAATTGACTAACCGCCAAGTAATGACTGAGAATTATTTGGTGAGTACCTTGTTCTAATATGTTGCGAATTTTATCTAATACAGTTTTGTCAAAAAACACTGTTCGACGATCAACGCTAGAACTGTTGCCAACAAAAGTGATGTTGGTATTGGATTGTTGCCAATCTATACGAAATTGTGGTTTGAGCAGTTTCTTGTCCACAACCAAAAAGTTTGCTAGAAAATTGCCGCTGGCACCTGCATGAAACAAAATTACTTGATGTTTGTACATGGTAGTACCTTCCAAAGATTATTATTGATTTCTTCAATCTCAAGTTTTACCCGGGGTCTCACCAGATCAATCAATTTAAATTTAAGATAGTTGTATTGCACCATTTGTGTTTCAAAACTTATCACAGTCAATGATCGAACCCATGTTTCCAAAAACAAGATCAACTGATCTACTGTGGCATACCGCAGGAACCAGGGATTTTTAAACACTACCGGATTAGATTTGGATATGTATGTTGGGCGCCAGATCATTATGTCAGGTTCTATATGACACTCGGGCCAATATATTTTAGCAATACTGTTAGATTCTAAACAGGTAGTTTTCAATCCAAACTGTTCTAAATACCAGCCTGCAAAATCAACCGTAGTAACATTGACACAGTTAATGTTATCAAGTATCCATTGATCAACAGAATCCAACTGGTACTTGTGTCCGTGTCGTGTTTGGCGCCAATCACGCACTCGTGGTCTACTGACATGGAACAATCTCAATTGTTGTCCTAGTGTTATATCTCCAGTACGGGAATAAGAACTTATTATCTGCATAATCCGTAACAATCTCTAGGATGGGCAGCTACCATATGATTTGCATCAACTTCTTTGAATGTGTGCAAACGTTTAAATGCAGGATCACAATAGTTCATTATTACATCTAAAGATTCATCAAGAGCGTCTGGCAGTTCTATGTCAATGTCATGCTCGGTCAACAAGTATCGATTTATTCCAACATAAGCGAAGTCTACGTTACAAATTGCTTCTTGTATTCTTTTTACTAACCGACTGGTAGATAATCCACCTGTGCTATTATTAAACAAAATTATTCCTTGGTAATCATTGTTGTCTATAGTAATATATTGCTTGCAAATTTTAAGAAAGTTTGTTTGGTTACCTAACCATTGCCATTTGATGTTTGGAAATTGTGTAACAAAATTCAACATAACTTTTTCTTGCTCAAGAATAGCATCTTTACTTGCGGATTTAAACCCACTAAGTTGCTGATCACGCCAACGATTACTGTCAACTTTGTATTTTTTTAACAAGTTGTTTCTTCCTTAATTCAATTTTAATTCTACTGGTCTCTTTGGCGTGTATTATAGTTAGCAAAGCGCCTAACCTTCCCATACAAATTACTGCATCGTTTACATCTTTAACGCCCGTTGGCCACTCTGGCATGCTTACTGACCAACCTAGCTCAACAGCACGTTCTACTAGTCGCATGCCTGGTACATCTTGATCTGGCACCACAACTACTTCTCGTTCCAGGCTCCTTATTAATCTAGCCTGTGCGTCATTTACGTCTGCGTGTAACACAGCCACACCATTGATGCTGAGTGCATCAAATACTCCTTCTACAACAATCACCG